GGAGACTGGGGCGGCCTGTTGGGCTTTTGGGCTATCGAAGCGCACCCCAGTGCATAAATAGCACCCCCTCATCGAGCAGTTAGCATTGATGTGCCTAGTCTAGTACTTACGCATCTCGTGCGGCGGAGGATGGGGTCCACGTAACGGTCAAGACACCTACGTAGTACGACGCTCATATATTTGGTTTTCAGCTTTAAATTTGTTCAAACAACCTTGTTAACACTTTTATTGTTCTCAAGTATTTTGCGTTCTTCTGCCCTGGCATGGTACTGCTACCTCTTAAACTCATCATGTCGAGAAAAATAGCTAACGAAACGGATGAGAGTCAGAGCAGCTACGTAGGAGTACGATCGAGTGGTGTCAGTGTATCAAAACACAAAACAATCGAATTATCAAAACACAAAACAACAGAAACACGCGAGAAAGGATATCAAGTAAGATTGCGCAAGGCTGGAGCTTTGGGAGAAAGGGACTTCCAACAGGAGGCGGTTGACAAACGAATCGCTTTCAAGGACAGCGCTCGTAGAAAGAAGACAGACGGGCGTCTCGTTGGACATCAGCGACCGAAGGCTGCAGTGTTCGGAGATGGGAAACAGAAGGCGTATTGGAAGCTTGGTTGGGGAGACAACAGCGCCCTTTTCCAACAGCATGGGAAGTCCACGTCTTCTTTATCCGGAGCCAAGACCACCGAACTCATCCGAGAGTTGGGTAACAGAGGTGCTTCTGAACTTTCGTCTGCACGCAACACTCAGCGTTTGTCCAATTCAGGACTGGTACTGAAGACATCCCCCGGACCACCGAGCAGTGTGACCACCGATGCAGGAAAACAGATTGCTGTCAGCGAGAAGACCGCGTGGAACTTGCGGGATCAATTTGGGTGGGATGTGGACATGGCGAATGTCGATAGTGCCGAGCTCACCGAAGCCGAGAAGGAGATGATCTTTGCCCACCGTCTCAATCAGAATAAGGATATTGCCTTGCCAGGCAGTACAAATGCGCGGCTGGGTATTCAGGTACCCTCTCCAGCCAGAGACTACAAGAAGGCACGTTGGCGTACAGTCATCCAATCAGGCGGAGTTGATGAAGAAGCTGTCATTGATCGAAATTTGGGAGTGTTCAGCAAGCGTGATGCAGTCAGGAAGGCATTGAAGAAAGAAATCACCAAGCTCAGTGGAAGATATGCACGCGAGGAGGCGTTGCATTCTAACATGTTTACTGTTGAAGAAATGAGCAAAATCTTTCCTGAATGCACTTTATCCACTGTGACGGGTTACAACCGCAGACATCGACGAAGTATTGACCATGCACTAGCCGGGGTGTTCAATCGAGGCCTCTGCAAATGCGGGTCAGTACATGTCGGGCATGTCGATTTGGGAGAAGAATTTTGTTACAATGCCACGTGGTATGACAGTTGTGTTGTGACAAGTCTCGTGGACGCTGTGGACGCTTCGACCGATGGAGGCAAAGGGCTGTCCCTTTGCAAGAATCCGCAAAACATTGGAAAAGTCGCCGGCGGAACGCAGGCCAAAAGGAGAGCCGCAAAACATGAGCTGTTGCAGGGGTTACGTGATATTACCAGGAAGACGGCTTTGATGGCCAAGTGGAATGTCCGAAGCCAGCAGTATAACCGCTTTGTTGCGCAACTGGCAAATGGGAGATTTGCAGTGCCGTTGGATCGGGTGGTGGATGTCATTGCAGGCATCACAGACCGGAAGATGACCATTCATTCAGCAACAAAGTGTGAGGAGGTGAACAGATGGCTCGGACCCACAACCCAACAAGCACTAGGCAACAGAGCTCGGTTGCCGCCCGACGCTTGGCAACCGGAGGCAGAGATGATCATCCTCGATGTTGATGGTGTCGGCTCGCAGATAGGCACA